CTATTCTTCAAAATGAGGTATTTTTTTACCGGTTGCCTTTGCTTTTTTGATTTCTGCAATTAGTACTAATTCTTCCTTTTCTGAATCTGAAAGTTGTCTAAAAATGTTTATTAAGTGGTTTTCCTGTTCTGTAAATGGAATCTCTAATATTTGAGAATCTCCTTTTAGTATCCAGTCAATGGAAACATGAAGAATCTCAGATAGCCCGAGTAATGCAGTAGCACTAGGTAAATTTTTTCCAGATTCAATGCCACTGAGATTACCAGAAGATATTCCTATTGTTTCTGTAATCTGCGTTTGAGTAATGTGTAGTTCTTTTCTCCGTTTCTTTATTCTATCACCAACGTCCATATTTTCCTCCAAAAACACTAATAATAGAGAATATGTGTTGACATTCTCTGATATTAGAGATATTATGTATAGTGTACAGATAAATCCGTGGGTGGTTTTATTTTACATTCAAATAAGGAAAAAGACCAGTACAAGATATTGTGGCAATACAACATATTACTACCATCGTTATCATGTGCAGCTGGTCGGGAAGGAAAGGTAAATGAACAGGTAAAATTAAAAAGAAAATTTATAGGAGGAAAAAAATGAGCGAAGCGCAGAAAAGAGTAGTAGAACTTAAAAAGGATATCGAAGCGGCATGTATCCGGCACAATCTTAATATTACGGTCCATGACGGGAAGATTGGCTTTGTAGATCAGGAAGAAAGGAAAATAGTCAGCCTCTGGTCTCCGGAATATTATTTGAGCGATACATAAATATGGATGAATATGATTTTTATCGAAATGTGGCATAGGTTTCAAGCCTTTGCTGCATATGCCGGGGATGGCTGTCCGGCACTGATGATGACAGGCCGGAAAGGAGGAGCGTGGATGAAACGGAGGAACCAGTATACGGAGTTTGGGCAGTGGCTGCGCCTGGAAACGATGAAGCGGAACCTTACCCTGAGAGAACTGGCTGTGCTTGCCGGGATTGACCACCGTGTCGTGTCTGATGTCATGGTCGGAAGGAACAAGGGGCATCAGGAAGAACTCCGGGAGGCGTTAAACAGATATGATGAGGGGAAAACGGCTTAAATGGAAGAGGCCGGATGCCCCCACAGGAGAGGACAACCGGCCAACAGTAATAACAACCTTATTGTATCAGAAGTTTCAGAGTTTTGCAAGAAAAAGGTGGTGGGATTGTGGAGTACATTTCGGTTGAAGAGTATGCTGGGCTGAAAGGGTGTACGGTGCAATATACTAGAAGGCTTATATCTACAGGTAAGCTGAAGGCAGTTGAGCAGTTCGGTGCCGGTGGTAAGAGCGGTCTTAGCTACCGGATTTCCCTGGCTGACTGTGAACCGAAGATAATCAGGAAATATAATCGGCTTCACAAGGTAAAAGAAGAGCCGATTCGGCCCAGAAGCTTACCGGAGAATGCGGAGGAACTGACAGACGAAGAACGTCAGGAGGTGGCATTCTGGCGACGTCGCCTGGATGAATGGACGGAATACCGTGCCGGTTATCCTGGCAGCAAAGCGGAAGCGGATGAGAAGTACGTTCAGTATCTGGAGACAACTTATCCGGACAGGCAGTTTTCTATCAGGATGCTGTACCGGAAGAAAAAATCGCTGAAGGATTTTGGAGAGTGTGCCTTGGCAGACGGCAGGGGAAAGCATGATAACCATAAAAAGGCGATTCCCGCGAAGGTATGGGATTTATTCGAGTATTATTACCTGGACCAAAGCCAGAAGTCAATAGAAGAGTGCATCCGGCTGACGGAGCTGCAGCTGAAGAATGAGGGAGATGTTTCCTGTCTACCTATGGCAAGTAGTAGCACTTTTGCCCGTGAGATATTGCGGGATATTCCGGTGCCGGTGTTAAAGTACTTCAGGCTTGGCGAGAAAGCCTTCAAGGATGAGTGCGCACCGTACATAAAGCGTACTTATGGAGACTTGAATTCCAATGATATATGGGTCTGCGATAACCATACATTTGACATTATGGTGGATGACGGGAAGCATAATAAACCGATTCGTGTATATTTAACAGCTTTTCTGGATGTGCGCAGCCGAAAGATGGTTGGATGGTATGTCACAGATGCACCATGTTCCGATGCCACGCTTCAGGCCTTGCGCCGAGGAATTGAAAGATACGGGATTCCGAAGAGAATATTGTCGGATAACGGTCGTGAATTCCTGACGCATGACATTGGTGGACGCGGATTCCGAAAGGATGGACGGAAAGAGGACGAGCACAGAATACCAACAATCCTGGATAATCTTCAAATTGAATTCAGGACAGCCCTGGTAAGAAATGCAAGAGCAAAGATAGTGGAAAGAGCCTTCCGGGATGTGAAGGACTGCTTCTCAAAGCTGTTTGAGGGCTACACAGGAGGAACAATAGCGGAAAGACCGGAGCGACTAAAGGTTATGGCAAAGAAGGCATCCAATTTCACACCATACTCTGATTTTGCTGACTATGTGGATACCTATTTGGAAGGATGGTTCAACTATCAGCCACACACGGGTGTCGGTATGGGAGGCAAGACCAGAAATCAGGTTTATGCGGAGCAACTGGTGGAGGTTAGAAGGGCATCCTCTGAGGACCTGAACTTGATGATGATGCGTAACAGCCGGATGACAACAGTCAGAAGAGATGGAGTTGTACTGAAGATATACGATACAGAGATTCCTTTCTGGTCTCAAGAGCTGGCTTATGATCATATCGGGGAAAAGGTATATTTCCGCTATAACCCAGATGACCTGAAAGAGGTACGCGTATATGATGTGCAGGACAGATTTTTGTGTACTGCACAGCAGCAAACGGCAATCAGCTATTTTGGAGACAAGGAGGCTGTGGCTGATAAGATGCGCCAGCAGCGTCAGTATACCAAATTCATTGCCGCATATAAAAAGGAGAAAGGAATTGAGGCGGAGGACGCCCTGGCTCTTGTGCTGGCTGAGGCAGAACGGAATCTGGCAGCAGGTGAGAAGCTGGATCCGAAAATTGTTACACTTATCCGGAGCGTGGATGAATCTTCAGACGGAAAAACGGCTATGGCGGTCGGCGGTGAAGAACCTATTGACTGGACAGAGGCCTTGGACAGATTACAACAAAGAAATAATTAACAGGAGGAAAACAACATGGAAGAAACAGTAGTAAAGGAAACACAGGAACAGGAACTGACACAGGAACAGGCGGTGAGCTGGCTCCGGGAGTATATTCAGGAGACCGGAAAGACACAGACGGCTGTGGCAAAGGAACTGGACATATCAGGAGGAGCATTATCCAGTTTTATGGCCGGAAGCTATAAGACACCGCACATGATTATCCCGAAGGTGAGAAATCTGATGGAGACGCATGCGGAGAAGAAATCTGTATTCACGGATCCTCCTTATGTGGAGACGAATGTGTCCAAGATGGTGGTTAATGCCATCCGATACAGTCATCTGCGTGGAAAGGTATCAGTTGTGTATGGGGATGCCGGTATCGGAAAAACCTGTGCATTCCGCCATTATCTCGAGACGAACGAACTGGCAATTGGTATTACCATATCACCTACTTATGCATCCATTACAGGAGTCAACGAACTGCTGGCAGAGCAGCTGGGTGTCAGGGAGAGAGTGGCGAGAAAGATTACCAGGGAGATTATCGGAAAGCTGAAGGGAAGCGGCAGAGTAATTGTCATCGATGAAGCCCAGCACCTGACCGTCAGGGCGCTGAATCATATCAGATGCCTGGCAGATGAGGCAGAAATAGGGGTATGTCTGATAGGAAATGAGGAGGTTTACAGCAAGCTGCGTGGTTCCGGTAAAGCAGATTTTGCACAGCTGTTTTCAAGGATTGGTATGAGGGAGCCTGTATCGGTGCAGACCATTACAAAGGATGATGTGCGTAAGGTATTCGGACTTGCTAGATTACAGGATGATGCACTGGACATTCTTTATCAGATATGCAGGACAAACTATGGGATGCGTGGTGCCGTCAATGTGTTTGTCAACACGGCAGCAGTATTCCCGGATAATGTCAATGCCGGAACGCTGGGCAGGATGATGCGGGAGATGAACATAGGGAGGTAGGACTGATGATATCTGAGGAAACCAGGAAGAATTACTGGGCGGTAATCCGTAGAACCAGACAATCCGGCAGGATATCCCAGTCCGTGATAGACAGGGTGGAAGAAAGCTGGAAGAGTTTTGATGAGGATGTGGTTGAGGAGGCGCTAAAAATCCACCAGTCCAGATATCAGAGCTATAAAGAGCAGTACACAATAGGTATTATGAGAAACTTGCAGCGGGAAAAAGCCCAGGGAAAGCAGGTAGGTAAAAAAGCATGGTCTCCAGCTGAACAGCATGATTATGATTTTGAGCAGCTGGAAAAAGACCTTTTGGCAAACTAAGGAGGAGTAAGATGCAGAAGTTAGAAATTGTTTTGAGCGGTCCGGATGAAGATATATGTGCAAAGCTGATTAATAATCTGGCCAATACCACCATGAGGTACTATGAGGTACACGCAATAAGCAGCTATTGTGGACCAGCACCGCTGAAGGCAGGGCATGGAGAACTGCTGGTACCGGAATTTATGCAGAGAAGGATTGGTAAATCGGAAAAAAAGAAGAAAAAGGCAAGATAATCCAGTCACCGCTTCGGCGGTGCCTTAATGCGGCCGAAGGCGGTCCAAAGCCCGCATAACGCAGATGGAGGTATAAGGGTGGAGCAGCTACAGCTTTTGAAGGATTTGATAGGGCATCCGGTATATGAGAAATTTTCCGGAGAAGTTTATGAGCATATTGTAGAGGGTTTTATGGTGGATTCAACCGGTGTTTACATCATTTTACAGGATGGCGGGATGTTAAATGCAAAGCGTGCATGGCTGTCCGGTTTAAAAGGGAAGTTATACCCGGTTTCACTCCTGTTTTTATAACAGGAGACCTTAATGCAGCCAGAGCCGGTCCGCAGCCCGGAAAATGCAGACGGGGGAAAAGGAAAGGAGATACAACCATGAGAAAAAGAGTGACGGAGCAGGTATTACAGAACTGGGATGATGTGAATGATGCACTCCGCTTAATTGGAGAGGCAGATAATGCCATAACAGTCATTGATTCAGAGATGAATGCCCAGATTGCCAGGATTAAGGCAGATGCCAAGGAGAAAATCAAGGCACATGAAGAAAATAAGAAGCTTCAGGAAATGGTTATCCAGCAGTATGTACAGTCTCATCGCGCAGAGCTGAAGGGTAAAAGCTATAAGCTGGCATTTGGTACTGTTGGCTTCCGGGCATCCACAAAGCTTGTGCTGCCGAAGGAAATCAGGCCAATTATTGAAAATCTGAAGCGGAATGGTATGATGGACTGCCTGAATACTACAGTTACAGTCAACAAGGAAGTACTGAAAACCTATGCCGAAGAACAGATTATCGAGGTAGGCGGAACTCTGAAAAAAGAGGATACTTTCTGGTATGAAATTGACCGGGAATCGGCGCGGGATGGAAAGTAGGAGGCGGCTATGGCAATGGCAATAACAGTGTCACAGATGCGGAAGATCTACGCTATGGCAAGGGAGTACGGTCTTGATAATGAACTTTTACACAGTCACGTTCATGCGGTTACGGGAAAAGAACACTTAAAAGAGCTTACCAAAGAGGAGGCAATTACCGTTATTGACAGACTGGAGCATCACAGCTCGAAGGATCCTATGACAGCTAAGCAGAGGCGGTACATAGTAGGACTATGTAAGGACATTGGATGGGTTGGAGAAGATGGAAAGTTGGATGAAAAGCGTCTGAACGGATTCTGCAGCAAACGGTTTGGGATAGATCACTTTAAGTGGTTGTCCCGGTCAACGGCATCAAATGTCATTGAAGGACTGAAAAATATGCTTAAGAACAAGGAGGAGAACGATGGGAATTAAAAGAGGCATTGATGTATCGGACAACCAGGGTATTATTGACTGGTCAAAAGTGAAGACTGCGGGTGTCGAGTTTGCCGTACTGCGGAGCATTCGCGGGTCAAGCAAGGTTGATTATCAGTTTGCCAACAACGTAAAGGGATGTCAGCAAAATGGAATCCCGTTTGATGTGTATAAGTACTCTTACGCGCTGGATGAGGCGAAGTCCAGAAGGGAATTCAAAGAGGTGTGTGAACTGTTGGAACAATATGGACTGAATTGTACGGTGTGGTTCGATGCAGAATGGAAGAATATGCGGGCACTTGGTAAAAATGCAATTACCAGAATTATTAAGACTGCCGAAGAAGTTACTTCTACATATGGATACCACTTCGGAATTTACTGTAATCTGGACTGGTATAAAAATGTTATTGATACGTCGGCTTTTGAAAATGAATTCTGGATTGCGAGATATCCCAACAGCAATACAACGACATTAAAACAGATGCCATCAGAGAAAAGCAAGCCTAATATCCGTCAGAAACTCTTTGGATGGCAGTATAGTAGCCATGGTTCTGTTCCCGGCATCAATGGAAGGGTGGATATGGATATAATTTATCAGGAGTCTGAGGCGGCACCTGATGGAGGAAAATCTGAAGCTTCGTTGCTCTGCCCCTATAAGGAACCGATTTATACGTTGTACCGTGGACGGCTTGCAATGGACAAGAATTTTGTTAAGTGGCTGCAGTGGCATTTGGTACGGCTCGGATATCTGCAGCCGGAATTCAGAAACAAACGGGGAGAACTGAAAAACTCGGTTGATGGATCTTTCGGTTTGCTGACGGATGAAGCGGTTTATGAGTTCCAGATGGCACATCCTGAGACATATACAACCGATAAGCCGGACACAAAGGTTGGGCCTCTTACCCGGGCACTTATCAAGCAACTGTAATTTTGTCTTGTAAAAAATCAGGAGGCGGTTTAAAATGTCTACAGAACAGCTTTTAAAGGAAATAGAACTGGACGACCTGCAGGAGCAGCACCGGATCATTGCTGAGAGCATTGGAGTGGACGGTCTCCTGAAGCTGGTGGATGCTTTCGGAGGTACGGCAATCTATATACCCCAGATGCGAGAAATCACCAAAATGCGCATATACCGGAAAATATCGGAAGAGTTTGACGGTACCAATATAAAGGCATTGGCGAATAAATATGATGTGTCAGAATCGACGGTGTATAATGTTGTTCGGGAGCAGATCCGTAGCGGAGCATTCAAGCATCCGCAGTTACCGGGGCAGCTGTCAATAGCAGATTGGATGGAAAATAAGTAGCTGCATTATAAATTGCAGCGTACAAAGTACAAAAAATGAATAAGCTATTAAAATAGACCTTGTAGGAAGACCTACAGGGTCTATTTTATTCTGAAGAAAAACGGGGGATGGATATTTATGAAAGAATTATTAATCAGTGTAATGGTAGCAGTAGTGATGACCATGGTAATTATCATACTTAGAAGAGGCATGGCGCTTTTAAACCAGCTTTTGGAAAATAAGAAGGAAGAAGCAATTGCGAAGAATAACCAAACAGCTGCAGCAGCATATGACTGCGCAATACGTGTTCTGGAGACAGTGTCGGAGATTACGGTGAGCAGAATCGAGGCAACACAGGCATCAAAGGTAAGAGCTGCAGTACAGGCCGGAAAGGCAGAATGGTCTGAACTGACGAAATTCTCGGATGAAGCGTATGAGGAAATTGTAAAACAGCTTTCTCCGGCTGTCATGTCTGCACTGGAGACCTGCGTCGGTAATACGGAAGTACTTATCAGGAATGAAATTGAGAAGGTGCTTCCGAAGGTTAAGGATGAATATAGAAAGCTTAGCGATTCTGGAGTGGAGGAACTTGCCATGGAGGGAGAGCTGAATACGGATGCAGAAGAGGAGCAGAAATAAGATGATTTCAGGAATGATTGCGCTGAGTGGGCTAATTAACGTGGCAGCCATTGCCGGAACAGTGACTGGAACAGAAGATTTGAGTGCATCATCCATTGTGGAATATGTTATCAAACTCGGGGTGGAGACAGCACTTTTGGTACTGTTTGTCGTGGTATTTATCAAAAGGACTCAGAGTGATTCGGAGAGAGTCGAGAAAGCAAATCAGGATTCCAGAAATCAGTTGGAAGCAGTTATACAACAGAACCGGGAGCGGGAAAAGACTTTAATGTCGGAGAGTGCAAAGCGTGAGGAAATCCTGCGCGCAGAAGCAGAAAAAAGAGAGACAATGCTCCGGCGTGAGGCAGAAAAGAGAGAAAGTATCTTAATGGCAAATCAGGATCGCATGGTGGATTCTATGGGGCAGATTACTAAGTCCCTGGCAAAAATTGAGGTCTCGCTGAATAAGATGGAAGCCAGGCATGAATCTGATATAAACCAGATTAAGGATAAGATGCAGAAGATGGATTCCAAGATTGACCGTATGGGAGGACAGGGGCAGAGGAATGGATAATATTGAAATTAATGAGATTAAGCTGCTTAGAGGAGATGTAGTTGAGAAGCTGTATGGAACCTATGGCACGGACATCCGTATTGCTGCTTTGAGGAATGCCTTGCGCAGCAAGGGGCTTATTCCGGAGGAACAGCTGAAGAAAGTAATTTACTATCTCGGCGGAGAAGGAAAACGCTATATTCATGTAGAGGTAAATGCAAATAACTGGCTGGATTCCATGATCTGGCTTACTCCGGCAGGTGTGAACCTGGCAGAAGGAGATATTGAAGATATGGGGGTAATTATTGATGAGTGATGTGGTTACGCTTGCAAAGAAAGAAATAATGCGGAAGGAGCTGCTTGAAATATGCCGCACGGCAGGAGAGATGGGAGCAGGGGAAAAGGTTCTGAAGGTGTCAGCGGCACAGATTGGACTGGATGCTTCCGCTGTGAAAGATGAGCTGTACTATCTGAAGGAAAAGGGACTTCTCCGGCTGGAAACTGTCAGGAATGCCCGGCTCAATATCAACAGGGATATCTATTTCATTACGGCTGTCGGAATAGATTACCTGGATGGAACCGGTCCGGATATTCCGGGAATCGGGGTGTAGCACATGGATGAACAGAACAGAAGCCATGGTAAAATTGATAAGCTTCCGCCGGAGCTCCGGCGTGAAGTCGAGGAGAAACTGCTGCATGGAGATACTTATGAGCAGATATCCGATTATCTGGCAGAACAGGGAGAGGATATTCATTTCTCCAGTGTTGGGCGGTATGGACGCAAGTTCCTGAAGAGGTTCGAATCCGTCCGTGTCGCGAAGGAGTTCGCGAAGCTGCTAGCGGAGGACAATGCAGACAGACCCAGCACGGAACTGCATGAGGCAAATAATCTGCTCGCCAGCCAGCTCATTATGGAAGCTATGGTGGATGATGAGATGGATGCGGGGGATCGGGCAAAAATTGCAAAGTCCATTGCATCCTTGCAGACAGCGCAGGTCAACAATGAAAGACTGAAGATGCAGGTCCGCAAGGAAAGCGGCGCTGTACACGTTGCACTAAATCTTCTACAGCAGAAAGTGTTCGCCGAATTGGGAGAGAATTACCCTGAAATAGCTACAACGCTCATGTCATTGGCAGAGGAAACTGAGGCCGAAATGAGCAAAGTATAAACAACGCGCTGTAAGGCTCAAATTTCCTGCTTTTGAGTTTAATGGATAAATGGACGAAATCAAAACAAAGGCGGTCAATTTAACGGATTTAAACGTGGTTGAAGACCAATCCTGTCAATGCCATTACTGCGCCCAAAATTATGAGGACAAAAATGTAAAGCAACAGAACATTTGATGAGGTGACGGATGAGCTGGAGAGAAGAAGCGACAAGAATGTTTTTTGATGAAGGATGCGGAATAGGAAAGATTGCAAATGAAACAGGAGTGTCGAGGCAGAGCATATCCGCTTTCCTGAAAGGATGTCCGGGTTTCCACGAAGAAAAAGAGAAACGGAAAGCATTGAATGCTGTCACCAGAAAGGAATATAAAAGGGAAAAGAACCGTGAATACCGGGTTCTGTCCGCATCTGCGGTGACTGCGGAGACTATCCGAAGAGAACATGATGTGGCAGCATTAATTTTGAGCAGGGAGAAGTATCACTGATGGGTAGGCAGCGGAAAGAAGAGAATAGTAAAAAGTCCGGGAAAAAGCGGCGTACAGTACAGAATGATATTCTGATGTTTGATGCGGCAGCCAGGGCAAGAGGAATGTCATATGCTGAAGCACAGGTTAAGGAAACCTGCGAACTGGTACAGTGGAAATGCAGATAAAGAGCTTTAAAGGCTCTTTTTTAGTTGTTAAAAGGGAGTTTATCTGATGGGTAGTCTGGCAGAGGAATTTGCAAAACAACAGAATATGAGTAAAAAGTCCTCTGAGACAGATATGGCAAAGGAAAGCTTCTGGGAATATGAGAAGCTGATGAATCCAAGATTCTTTAAGGATGACAGATGGCATCTGAAGGAGATTGCAGATACACTTCAGGCACTGATTGAAGATAGGATTATCCGGATGGCTCCGGAGATTGAGTGGCATATAGCATCACAACAGGAAATTGAGGATTTAAGGAACCGTGGACTGACATATCAGATATGTAAAAAAATGAAGCTGAACATACCACCAAGACATGGAAAAAGTTATTCGCTTCAGCTGTTTGAACAGTGGTGTCTTGGTAAGAACAATGAGAATACAATCATTACTGTCTCGTACAACGAGACACTGGCAAGCCGGTTTTCCTCTAATGTCCGGGACGGAATTGATGCAACAAAGATTGATAAGAAGATTTATATTTTTTCCGATGTTTTTCCAAATACGAAAATCAAGTTTGGGGATGCGGCAAAGAATATCTGGGCACTGGCAGGAAGATTCTTCAGTTATATGGGTACTGCATTTGGCGGTACAATCACAGGTGTCGGCTGCCGTTTAGGGGTAATCGATGACCCAGTCAAAAACTCAGAAGAGGCATACAATGACAGGGTACTGGAAGAGCAGTGGAACTGGTACACAGATACCTACCTCTCCAGAATTGAAGAGGGCGGATACCAGATTATCAATATGACCAGATGGAGCACAAAGGATCTCTGTGGCAGACTGGAGAGTGAGGATGAAGCGGATGAATGGTATACACTCCGCTATCCGGCCTGTCTGAACGCGGATAAGATTTTTAAGGTTGTGGAATGCCGAAAGAGTAATCTGGTAAAGCACTGCGGGGAATGCGTCAATTATCCTTGTGATCTGATCAAAAAGGAGCAGATGGATGCATACGGGGATATGGTTGGAAAAATGATGTGCCCGGAACTGTTATCTTTTCAATCCTGGGACAGCAAGAGACGGTTGACCAGTTTACCAATTTTTATGGCAAACTTCCAGCAACAGCCGGTGGATGTCACCGGCGCGTTATATGCCCAGGGCTTTAAAACATATGACCCTGAACTTTATGATCCGGAGCTTGCAGACAGACATTTAAGTTATACGGATACAGCGGATGAGGGTACCGATTCACTATCCAGCATTATTTTTGATGATGTGGATGGATATGCCTATGTGCGGGATGTGTATTTTACGGATGATGGAATGGAAATTACAGAGAAAGAAACGGCAAGGCGCCTGAAGATAAATGATGTCCGTACAGCGGTCATTGAGTCAAATAATGGCGGAAGAGGTTTTGCCCGGAATGTTGAAACCATATTAAAGGGTTGGGGATGGAAAAGAACCGTAATTACCTGGTTCCATCAGCACAAAAACAAGCGTTCCAGAATTTTATCACATGCAACAAATGCATGTGAGCTTGTCATTTTCCCGGAAGGATGGGAAAAAAGGTGGCCTGAATTTTACAAAGCACTGATGGCTTATCAAAGAAAGAGCAAGGCAACAGACCATGATGATGCACCGGATTGTTTGACTGGTGTGGTTGAACTGCTGAATGGTGAAGTAAAGACCAAAAAGAAGGTAAAGGCAGCATCTAAGACCAGATATGGCATCAGATAGGAGATAACAATGATTTTAAAGGATAGAAGTTTTCTTGGAGAAAACGGGAATATCCCTGTTGAATTGATCTGCAGATGTATAGAGGAACATGAATTACAGGCAAAGAGACTGGATAAACTGAATCGTTATGTGGATGGAGAACATGATATTCTAAGAAGAACATTGCAGAATTCGGCAAATATCAAGCTGGTTGCAAATCATGCAGAATATATATGCAGCGTGGCAACCGGATATGTACATGGTGCACCAGTAGCTTATTCCGGAGTGGATGATGATGTACTGGATGAACTTTTTACAAAGAGTGAGGAAGATGCTCACAATGCAGAACTGGGAATGGATATTTCCATCTTTGGCAGAGGCTATGAACTGCTATATATCAATAATGAAGATGAACCGTATACGGAACTTGCAGTTTTAAATCCACGGACAACTAACATTGTTGCGGATACTTCTGTCAGACATGATACGATATTCGGATTCAACTATGTGCCGATTTATTCCATGGAAAATGTAATTCTGGGATACAGGGTATATGTGTATGACAACTATTTTATTTATGAATATCAAACGAAGAGTCTCTATCAACCGCAGAGTTATGTGTTAAAAGATGTTTCTGAACACTACTTTGGAGACTGCCCACTCATTGAATATTCCAATAATAAGAAACAGAGGGGCGATTTTGAAGGGGTAATCACACTAATTGATGCCTATAACATTCTGCAGTCTGATCGCATGAATGATAAAGAAGCTGTTGCAGACGCGCTGCTTGCACTGGAAAATGCGTCATTGGGAGATGACGAGGACGAGCGGACGGAGACCGCAGAGTTTATCAGAAAAGAACGTATTTTAGAACTGCCTGAAGGCGGGAAAGCATACTGGCTGATTAAGAGTATGAATGAAACACAGGTAGAGGTTTTGAAAAAGGCTCTTAAGGATGATATTCATGAGTTTTCTAAAGTTCCGTGCCTAACAGATGAAAATTTTGTCGGTAATTCTTCCGGCGTTGCAATGAAATATAAGCTATTCGGTCTGGAACAGCTTGGGAAGACAAAGGAAAGATATTTTAAAAAAGGTTTGCGCCGTCGGTTGAAGATGATTTGCCATATTTTCTATATCATGGGGAAGTATATTGACTATAAGAAAATCAGTATCAGCATGAAAAGAAGTCTTCCCGTAGATGATGAGACACTGGCAAAGATTGCACAGGAGACAGAAGGATTTATTTCCTGGGAGACCAGACTGCAGCGATATGATCCAGAGCTGGATCCGGAACTTGAGAGACAGCGGCTGCTTGAAGAAAAAAGAAGCATGGCAGAACAGAGTGCAAAGGCGTATGGCTCCTATGAATTCAAAACAGGGGGATAAATAATGGCTTACGCTGACTACTGGATAAAACGGGCAGATGCCAGAATGGCAGAGGCTCATGCCGGGAGTGATAAAGCAGTTCTGGACATTGTTGCAGCATATGACGCGGCAATCAGTGACCTGAACAGGGATATTGATAAATTGTTTTTCCGGTTTGCCGGAAAGAATGGTTTAACGGCAGATGATGCAAAGCTGTTGTTAAATCAAAAGATTTCCTCAGCGGAAGTGGAAGCAATCAGGGCAAAGATAAACTTCGTTGAAGATGATGAAATTCGAAGGAAACTGGCAGCAAAACTGGAATCCGGTGGATATCGAGCAAGAATTAGTCGTCTGGAAGCACTTAAAGAGGATATTTATATTCAAACATCCAGAATGGCTGACGCTGAATTAAGAATATCTACTTCCCGGTATCTTGATGTAATACAGGATACTTACCTTAGAAATGTATTTGACTTTCAGCAATATCTTGGGTTTGCATATTCTTTCAGCCGAATGCCGGAAGAAGTTGTCAGAGAGATACTGGCTGATGACTGGTCTGGAAAGCATTATTCCAGGCGTATCTGGGAAAATGCACAGATGACATCCGGCAGAATTGAGGACACAGTAAAACAGCTGCTCCTTAAAGGTACTATGACAGGTATGAATAGCCGCCGACTTGCCAAGGAATTACAGAGCATAACCGGACAGGCAGCATATGCCTGTGAGAGGCTTGTACGCACAGAGACAACCTACTTTGTTGCGATGGCAGACTTGAATGCTGCCAGAAGGCGCGGAACAAAGAAGTTACAGTTTGTGGCTACACTGGATAGCAGGACATCGGAACAATGCCGGGAGCATGACGGAGCAATTGTGCCAATAGAGGATGCGGTACCCGGAAAGACAATTCCTCCATTACATCCATACTGCAGGTCTGTGGTTATTGATATCATAGAAGGATTACAGCACTTTGTCAGGAGGGCGAGAGACCAGGTAACTGGAAAGAATTATCTTATCCCGGCTGATATGACCTATCAGCAATGGAATGCCCGTTATTTCAGGAACAGGCAGCTGTTGATTCCGGATATTCAAAATCCAACAATGGAAGCATCCATAAAAGATTTTGAAACTACTTTGGAAAAAAATGACGATGGTTCAAACATCTTTCAAATGATGCGCATATGTAAGGACAACGCAACTTTTGCTGAAGACAGAAATCTGCCATGCGCATATGCTTACAAAATGGAAACAGATGAGTTTGCATATAATCCAACTAATAAATATTTTGCGGATTATAATATGAATTATGTATATGGGCATGAGCTGGCCCATCGGCTGGATGCTACCTGGTGTCATTCGTGGGAAAGTAAATCATTTCTTTCTGCTATTGAAGCTACGAAGAAAAAATTATATAATAATCGTACCCAAGTGGAAACCTGGTTAAGTGGGGCAGCAGGAAAGAATGCTGGATTCAGTGATATTATTGATGCGTTGTCTTGTGGTGGTTTGTGTGGTGCGGCGTCACACGGTGCAGAGTATTGGGAAGAAGATAAAATGAATACACCAATGGAAATATTTGCAAACTTGGTATATTTAAAAACTGTAAAGCCACCGGAGGTACAGGAAGCAGAAAAATTTTTGGAAGAGCTGTTTAAGGCGATGGAGGAATTGATATGATGTTTAAGGATGACCGTCTGTTTACAGACCCGGAATTAATTGAATTGAGAGAGCAGTATAAAGCAATAGGAGAGCCTATGCCCGGCTGGAACTGGGATATGTATACGGACTTAGACGATTATAAAACAAAAATGAGAGAAAGACTGGAACGGTTAAAATCAGAAAAAACAGGTGTTTAACTGTTGTAAAAATCTTATTTAACTGGCTGAAAAAGACCTTTATAGGTCTTTTTTTAGTGCCTGAATTTCAGGCAGATAAATAAACAGGAAAGGAGTCGCCATGAAGGAAGAAGAGAAGAAAAAAAAGGATTCAGAGGATGAGAATCTGGAGAATGAAAAGGATCCTACGGAAGATGGAGCGGAAATTGAAAAGAACCCTGACGCTGCTGAAGAAATGGACATGGGAGCATCAGAGGAGAAGCCCGCATCTGAAGAGGAAGATGTGGAAGAACCTGCTCCGGATTCGGGAACAGATGTTTCGGTCGATACTCCGGATGATAAACCTGATGAAGTGCAGGATCCGGATGAGAGGAGTAAGTCGCTGGATGAAAGAGAAAAAGCTCTTAATATGAGGGAACTTCGTGCTACTGCGATTGAGGAGCTTGCGAAGGAGCAGCTTCCTGCTGCTTTGGCAGACTGCTTCAACTACGAAAGTGTTGAGAGCTACCAACAGTCAAAGGACAAGGTGGTGAAAGCATTTCAGACGGCACTTAAGGAATCTGTGAATAACAGACTCCGCGGCAGTAAAGTACCCGGTGAAGCAGCTACTTCCGTAAGGTTAGGAAATGGTAATGCCAGAAGAGACAGCTTCTCTGACATTATTAAAAACAACAAGACAAAGAGATAAGAGGAGGACAAAAAATGGCAGAAGGATATTTAAAGGACGAGTTGGCCGGTTCTGTACCGGAAGAGATTGCAAAGGACATTGTAAAGGATATGGCAAGAGGATCCAGTATATTAAGGATGTCCAAGACGGAGACCATGACAAGCGACCGTAAGAAGGTGCCCGTTATGACAGATGGCGTTGGCGCTTACTGGGTTGGCGAAGGACAAAGAATTCAGACTTCCAAGCCACAGTGGATTTTCCCCGAACTGACTGCAAAGAAGCTGGCGGTTATTATTCCCGTTACAAAGGAAAAACTGGAAGATTCCACGTTTGATGTATTTGCCGAGTTAAAGGAATCTATTGCAGAGGCCTTTTATACAGCAATTGATGCTGCCTGTCTGTTCGGTACAAACTCTCCGTTTACAAGCAATGTACTGAAATCTGCAACTGATTCCGGTAATTTGATTGTCCGTGGAACGAATAAAACGCTGGATTTGGATGTATCTGATGTTATGGCGCTGGTAGAGGATTCCGGAAAGGATGTAAATGGATTTACAGCGCATTATGGAATCAAGAATGATTTGCGAAAGCTGCGTGATGCAAATGGCAATGCTCTGTTTGTTCCCGGCACGGATCAGAACGAGCTCTACAGCAATCCTATTGATTTCTCGCGTAACGGTGCGTGGGACAAGACAAAGGCAGATATTATTGCTGGAGACTGGGATAAGAGCCTTGTAGGAATCCGGGATGGCATCGAGTATGAAATCCTGAAGGAAGCAACCCTGCAGGGGACACTGGATGAGGATGGGAAGCCTATTTCCCTGGCAGAGCAGGATATGATTGCAATCAAGGCAACCATGAGACTTGGATACCTGGTGGTAAAGGATGAGGCGTTTGCAGTTCTGCAGCCTAAGACAACGTAATGGAGGTAAGTATTATGAGTGTGAGTGGAATGAAAACGTACAGAAATAAATCCGGTTATGAAATTCAGGCGACAGAAAAGGCGTACCATCTCTTCTATGAGAAACAGGGGTTTAAACCTGTCGATAATCAGAAGGAAGAGACTAAAGTGGATACCGGGGAGACAGCGCCTGATGAGGCTGAAGGTGGCACATGGGATACAGCTGCAGAGGAATCTACAGGTGTGCCCTCGAAGGAAGTTGCAGAAGAAACGGGAGATAAGCTTGTGACAAAAGGAAGAAAGACTCCCAAAAAAAATGAGTGAGTGGCTGGCAGTACTGGACGAACTGAAGATTCGAGTACCGGATGCAGATGAGACTGTACTGCGTCAAGCGGTAAATGATGCAGAAGGGATGATAATGGATGTTTGTAACAGAACATCCATTCCTCCTTCCATGCAGAATATGTGGCTGTCGCTTTCTGAAGTTTATGCCAGGAGGATACTGGCTGCCGGTGAAAAAAGTCGTTCTGAAGGTGATGTCAGTGTATCACAGGCGTACAGCATGGAGATACCGCAGGATCTAATGCGTAGGATTTTATCAAGACGAAAACTAAAACAGGCGGTGATTGCTAATGAAACTGAAGCATAAACGTGAATGTACGCTGAAAAGAAAGATTGTTACCCGGGATACGGATGGAACCAAGTATGCGTCATTTTCTGATGAAGGGATAAGCATTGAGGCCACAGTTTATTCGGGAAGCGGGCAGCTGATAAGTAAACAGTCAGGTATTATCCAGCAGTACCAGAAAAAAATTCTTATAGATGACCCGTATATCGTTACAAATGAAAACGGTGTAGAGACTTATTGGTTCCGGGAAAAGGAATACAGCATGGCAGCAGGTGACGGTATCTGTATCTATTCGTCTCCGGTACAGCCACCTGATTATCGAATTGCAGCAATTTACCCAGTGGGGCATCTGAAGGTGTTATTGGAGAAGATATAGCGATGGAAGGCTTTGAAGAATTACAAAGAAAGCTGAGCCATATTGCACAGGTAGAAGAGCAGCTGTTTCAGGAAGTTGATGACTGCGGGCAGTTTGTACAGGACGATGCCAGACTGCGGGCACCTGTCGATATAGGTGACTTAAGGAAATCCATTCAGCATACGACAGAACGGAAGGGCAGTGAGATAGTAAGTACTGTGCATACCAATTCCGATCATGCCTTGTATGTAGAGTTTGGTACCGGCCCCGTTGGTGCATCAAATCATGCCGGAGCTGCTCCGGAATCCGACGTATCTTACAGTCATGAAAAATGGATTGGAGTAATACCGGAATTGAAAAGCGATACGGATGCAGGAATCAGATATATTGCAGGACAGGCAGCACAGCCGTATCTTTATCCGGCACTTAAGGAGAACGAAGAGCAAATTATGAAAAAGCTTGACGGAAGTATAGAAAAGATGCTGGAGGATATTTTCGATGGTTGATGTAAAAACAATGGTTTTTAATGCTTTACAAGAAGCGTTTCCGGATATAGAAATATCTGATGAATTCCCTGATGATTTCAGTGGAATTACACAGATTCAGTATACGGAAGAGGAAAATAAAGCGAAAGATATATCTGCAACTGGAGTAATAAATTCCTATGTCCGATACCGGATTGACATATGGAGTCAGAGAAATACATCTACTTATGCAGTTGAGGCAGATGCTGCACTGTTCGAAAAAGTAGGACTGATTCGCAGTGGATGCAGTGACGCAAACGAGCCACAGCGGAAACATAAGATTATGAGATACGAGGGCATTATAGACGAGCGTACAAATAGAGTGTACGCACCAAGTTAAAGGAGGAGAAATATGCTGGCAAATGGAACGTTACTTGGAGTTAAGTTCCCTGGGCAGGAGGATTATAAAAATCTTCCTGATCTTAAGACAGTACCGGACATGAACAATGAGAAGGAGAAGCACGAAAACACACCGCTTTCTGCAACATCCAAACAGTACGAACCGGGTATTGGAGACTATGGGGACATGGAATATACCTTTGTTCATCGCGGAAATACAGAAGATTCTGCTTATCGTATGTTAAGGGAGTATTCGGATTCGAATACAGTTCTGTCATTCCGGGAGACATGGGTAGACGGAACAACTTTTACCTATGATGCAATTCCGTCTGTTGGATTCAAACGCGGAGGCGGCGCTGGAACAGTAGTAGACTTATCCGTAAAGATGTCGCTGCAGAGTGACATTGTGGTAAATGATCCAACATAATTATTTTGTAAATGCCCTGCTGTAATTAACAGTTGGGCATTTACTTATAAGTGAAGAAAACAGTAAAACGGAGGAAAAAATAAATGGATAAATTCGTAAGCAATGATGAATATGAGAAGAATGACAGCATGGAAAACACACAGGAAAATACGAAAGTAGTATCAGTGTCACAGAAGGACAGTTTGAGGAGCCAGTTCGCTGAATGGGTCGTTAAAGGAGAATCAATGAAGCTGAAACTGACTACTCCGAATGTACAGGACATGGAGAAAAAATACCGGAAGAATCTGATATCACTTATGGGAGATGAAGATAATCTGCCACCGCTTACTACAATGCTTCAGATGATACATGCAGCGGCTATTCCATGGAACCACGGTATCAGGCTGAAGGACATTGAGAATAGATTTGACTCCTATCTGGAGGAAGGCGGAACCCAGCTTAGCCTTTATGTGGATGTTTATTTGCAAATATTCATGGTAAGCGGTTTTTTCTCGAAGACGCTGGTGGAGGACATGACGGATTCGTTGCAGGATATGCAGCAGAAAATGTAAGATTCTGGTATGAAAACCAGCAAAGACTGTTTAAGCAACTTTATGATTCGTTCCTTGATTGCGGGTACAGTCCGGAGGAGTTTTGGAAATATAGCCTGAATGAAATCAACGATATGATTGCAAGTGCGGAGCGAAGAAAAGACAGGGATAATAAGGATTATCTACGGATGCAGGTAATATTGTTGGATACATTCGGTGCCAACTTGATTGAAAAAGTGACAAGCGTGCTTCATGGAAATGAAGAATCAGAATTGAAAATTTCCCTGTTAGAGTATTTCCCAGAGTTGTTTGGTATTAAGAAATCGGAGGAAGCAATACCAACTAATGAAATTGCCGAGCAAGGTAAACTATCTGCTGAGATGCAGATGTATAAAGCACAGAGAATTCATCATGCATTCAAGATGAATCAAAAAAGACATGAGGATGAAAAATGAACACCATTCATGAATTGAAGGTTGCCATCAGAGTAAAATTAGACGGATATAAAAAGGATATAGCGGAGGCTAAGGCTGCAACCAAAAAGCTGAGGGAAGCTGTTGCGGGTGAAACTCAAAAAACAAAAGCTGCTGCATCCGGAATGTTACAGAATACAACGAAGGAAACATCAAATGGAGTGTCAAAGATAACACAGGCGGTTTCACAGGGTACCAAGAGAATCCGTTCTCTTGTGGCTTCGGTGTTTGTTTTTTCAATTTTAAACGCAGGGCTTAAGGGATTAAAAGAGCAAATATCCTCCTGTCTGAAGACAAACCGGGAATTTTCCAACTCGTTGAATACAGTTAAAACTAATCTTCAAGTGTCGTTTTCATCCATATATACGGCTGTGCTTCCAGCAATTAATAAGCTGATGAATGCACTTGCTGGACTGACAACAGCTGCAGCTGTTTTGATTAGTGGTTTGTTTGGAAATACCTATGCAGACAGCCTGAAGACGGCACAGGGACTAAAAACTGCGACGGCTGCCATGACGGAATACAACGGAGCGGCATCAAAAGGACAGACATTCTCGTTTGATGAGGTACATAATGTCAGCGATCCATCCGGTGGCAACTCCGATATGGATTTAGATAACGCTTCAACATCATTGGCAGAGACAACTGGGTTAATAAGTAGTCTTCAGAAAAAATTGGCTGGATTATTTGCACCGCTGAAGACTGCATGGGATTCCAATGGCGGAAGCGTCATAGCGGCAGCTAAGACCGGTTTTCATGAGATTACTCTGCTTTGCAGAGATATTGGCAGCAGTTTTGATACCGTATGGGGAAATGGTACGGGAGTTGAGGTCGGAAATAATGTATTGTATGTTCTGAAGAATATTTTCAAGACGATTGGAAATGTGGGAGCTGGATGGCGTCAGGCATGGAATAACGGTGATGCAGGAGCCAAGATTGTACAGGGCTTATTTGATATTTTATTAGATTTAGCTGGAGCAATATCTAGGATTTCAGAACTTACTGCGACTTGGAGTTCAAATGTAAATTTTGAACCGATTTTGACATCTTTCCAGGGATTGCTGGCAGCAATCGAACCACTGACATCTACGGCGTGTGACGGCTTGGTATGGATGTGGGAAAATGTTCTGTTACCTTTTGAGCAATGGAGAGGTGAGGCATTTATCCCGGCATTCTTCGATATGGTATCAGCAGCGTTATCGACAGTAAACAGTGTGTTGGGGACATTTAGACCTTTTGGACAGTGGTTATGGGAAAACTTTTTGACACCGATAGCATCCTGGACCGGTGGAGTGATAGTCGGAGTACTGGAGACAATTGCAAATGCGCTGAATGTAATAGGAGATTGGGTGGCTTCCCATCGGGATATACTGGAGACAATGGCAATCGTAGTTGGAAGTATTGCCACTGCAATTGGGCTTGTGAATACAGCAATTGGAATCTGGAACGTGGTAGGCGCAATAGCATCAGGTGTCACCGGCGCACTGGCCACAGCGGTCACCATTTTAACAAGCCCGGTTACACTTGTTATAGCAGTAATTGCAGCACTGATTGCCATTGGAGTTCTTCTTTACAAAAACTGGGACACTATAAAAGCGAAGGCAAACCAGATATGGACTGCCATCAAAGAAAAAATTACTACTGTTGTGACTAATATCAAGACAGGAATCAGCAATATGCTGAACAGCGTTAAGACAGCATGGAACAATGTATGGAATGGCTGTAAAACGACAGTGGTCAATATATTTACCAGTATCTGGGATAAAATTAAGAGCGTTATCAACAGTATCCTCAGCGGAATTGAAGGAATGGCAAATGGAGTTGTAGGTGGAATTAATAAAGTAATAGAGGCTATGAACGGACTATCATTTGAGATTCCTGATTGGGTGCCGCTCATGGGTGGAAAGACCTTTGGCTTTAACATTACGCCTCTTGCAACAGTGCAGTTGCCAAGGTTGGCAAAGGGAGGAATTGTAAGCAGCGCGACAACCCTGATTGCAGGCGAAGCGGGGCGTGAGGCAATTGTACCACTGGAGAACAATACCGGATGGCTGGATAATGTGGCCCATAGAATTGCAGAGTACATTAACGGCAGAATAGGAGATGCTATGGAAGGTGATGATTCTGAGTTGGCACTTTCCATTCCTATTACGCTGGAACTGGATGGAGATATCCTGCTGAAGAAATTAATTAAGGTGCGGAAGAAAAAAGGCTATCAGATAGTTGAGGAGGATGTTTGATGTCGAAAATATTGCTTGTAAATGGGATTATCGTGCCTGAACCGACAGGAATGAAGCCTACAGAACAAGATATCACTAAATCGCAACGCTCTACAACGGGATACATGAGAAGTCACATAGTGCGCCACGATGTTCATACCTTAGAATGTAAATGGTCGATATTATCGGCGAATGAATATTATGTCCTTGCTCAGGCGATTAAAAACAAGATTGGATTGAAGGTATTTTATCATCTGCCGGATAGAAATCAGGAAGCAGAACTTACTATGTATGTTGGGGATAGAACAAAAGATGTGCTGTTATACAGGAACGGAAAACCGGTATATAAAAATGTGGCTATAAAATTTATAGAGGAATAATCTATGCAGGAACGAAGCGAGCTGTATAAAGAAATGATGCACAGTGACAAGCGGGAAGTCACTGAGATATCTATTTACATGGGCACGATAAATCAGGAGGCACAACGAGGAGCCGCGGCAGTGGGATCTTTTTGGAAATATGCGGATACAATCACACCGTTAGATGCGGATGAGAGCGTGACGAACCGTTACTTTGCGTGGGAAGAAATGCATAATAAGTTGGATGGCAGTATGTTTTTTGCTCCGGAAAATCAAGACATTTTATATAATAATGGCATTGTTACGGAACAAATTGTTTCTGACTTAAATAAACCGGATATATTATTTCGGTTTGTCGTCAGCCCGTTGAATATTAAAGGGCTGACGGTTGACTTTGGAGATTCCTACCCGAAGCAGCTTTTGATTGAAACTAATAATGTATCAAGAGAATACATACTCACCACATCAATTTGGAGAGTAGAGGATGTTTTTGAAGGTGTAGAGTATATACGGTTTATCCCGGGAGAAATGTCACATGGTGCAACCAGATTTAGGATAGAAAAGATTTTGTTTGGAATCGGAATCAGTCTTACCGGGAGTCGAAAAGTTCTGAAGGCGACAATAAAGGAAAAGACACATCCTATCAGTTTGGAACTACCGACCATTGATGTCAGCTTTGAAGTAGATAATCAGGATAGATATTTCAACACAAACGTAGATGACAGTGTGATTAATTTTTTGGAGCGCGGTCAGGAAGTGAAGGTGTTTTTCAAACAGACACTTTCAGATGGCAAAAACGAGATTGTTAAAGGTGCTCATGCATTTCTGGATGAAACATGGAAGGACAGAACGGATACAGCAGAATTTACAGCAACAGACAGATTGTTTCAACTGGACGGAATTTACGAGGATGGGATATATCGTTCTGAAGGAATCACGGCATATGATCAGCTGATAGATATATTCGGTAAGGCCGGGTTACAGAAGGATGAATATGTTATTGACTCATACCTTAAAACAATAATTCTACATAATCCGGTTCCGAAGGAAACATTTGCAAATTGCATTTTACTGATTGCCAATGCCTGCAGGTGTGTTATGAGGCAGGACAGATTCAAAAGGATAATTATTAAGGCGTCATTTACACCAGAACTTAACACATTTGGAAGTGATGGTACAGATGCATCCAGAGCAGACAGACTTCTGGACGTTATAGATGTTACAAATTACTTTGACTGGCAGCAGGGTTTTAACAAAGTTGACGGTAGTATGTTTTTTCCGCCTGAAGAAGATGCTTATCTGTATGCAGGATATATCAGCAAGGAAATTTCTAATGAAAATGGTTTCTTTTCAGAGAATCCATTCATTATTTTGCAGGCAACCGCTTCATTTACCTTTTATCAGCTTACACTGCAGTTTGGGGATAATTATCCACTGGAAGTGCTGATCCGTTGCTATAAAGAAGGAACGATGACTGAGGAATTTCCCCAAAGTATTACCTCCGCGCATATGTTGATAAATCATGCATTTTTGGATATTGACAAAGTAGAGGTTGAGTTTACAAGAGCTACTGCATATAGCAGGGTACATATCCGGCACATAACTGTAGCCGAATCCACTGATTTTGTAATCAAAAGGAGGGATATGTTTGAGGAGCCTGTTACGGAACGACAGAGCCTTGTTAAGGAGATAGTGGTTGCAAGAACAGTTTACAGCCTTCCGGATACCCAGACGGAACTTTATTCGGAGACAGAAACAATTTCCATGAACTCTGCTATTTTTAAAATGGAGTTCAATGATCCTTCCATTCCGATTCAGGTAATTACAATGTCGTATGGCGATGTGGGAGAAGAGATGGAGGTAGATTATGGAGCAGAAATAACCGGGTATTCTAACTGGTATTGTACAGTTAGATTTAATACGCCACCCGAACTGCCTGTCGCAGTGAAGATTATAATAACCGGATATGTATATAAGGTTTTGACCTCTAACTATAAGTTACCGTTGAACGTAACAGGAATTATACCGGAGAGACTGAAAAATCCACTTATTGATAGCATGGGACTTGCTATACCATATGCTGAATGGTGCGCGGGTTATTACAAGTCAACTGCGGAATATTCCGTGTCAAAATTTATGGGAGACCCGGTGCTGGAAAGTAATGATTTGATTTTGCTGGAGATGGAAGATGGAGCAGAAAACTTGGTGAGGATACATACAGTAACAACTGTGTTCGATGGAGCTTTTAATGAGAGCAGTTGTGTGGGAAGGAGTGCTAATGGGCAGCAGTTATGAGTGGAAAACCCCTAAAACTGACTGGAAAACCAGCTATGATGACAAGGGGGGATATTGCGGAGACTATTTTGAACCGGATGATTACAATCGGATAAAAAATAATCTTTACTATCTGAGAGACCTTGCAGATGCACTTTACGAAAGTCAGATTGCATTGGAGGACATGGGAGAGGATGTATATTATGGTTGTGAGAGAGAATTCTTTGCAACCATGCTCACACGATGTCAGACGAATCTGGACAAAATAAATGCTGGAACCAGAAATATAGATTTAGGGGAAACTGTATCGTTTTATCCTAACCAGCCCGGATATTTGGTTGATGAATTGAATCGTATAGAAAAGATGAGCTTATTGCTATATAGGCTGTTACGCGGACAGGCAGATAACAAGCCGCGGCTGTCATATAGACTGGGAAACAGAGGAGGAATCATTTAATGGCAGTTTTAAAAACGGATTTTGTTGATGATGTATTATCAGCTGAGATGGATGGGAAAAAGAGAGTAAGGCTCACTCCACTAGGGGATGGTACGTATATCATTGAGGATGCAACGGAGTACGAACAGGTTGGTAGCAGCTACGGACAGAAAGAAATCAATCAGCTGAATCAGACGGTGAATGAAAAATTGGATGCTGAAAAAGTTATTGACAGTTTGGAAACTGCCATGACGGTTACTGAAACAAGAATTCCGATAGGCTGCTTGGCATTTGCAGAGCTAATTAATAAGTTAAATGGATTGACTCTCTACCCATGTACCGAAGCAGAGTATGAAGCAATGGAATCTCATGATGCAAACACGCTTTATATTTTTATCGAACAGGAGGGTTGATAACTTATGGCGATTACAGCAATCGGAGAAAGTCAGTCCTTTGATTATACAGGAGGTATACAGACCTTTACCGTGCCTTTTAGCGGACTTTACAAATTAGAGGTACGTGGTGCGAGGGGAGGGTATGCATACGACATTGGATATGGCACATATGGCAAAACAGCAATCGGCTACATTAAATTAAAAAAGGGAGAGCAGTTATTTGTGGTGTGTGGTGGTATCGGAGGGACTGCCAACACACCTTGGTCATGGACTGATGAAGATATGGCAAACAATCAAGGCACTCGTATAATAAAAGGGGGGTATAACGGTGGTGGTAATGGACAAACACGCTATGATAATAATTATCTCTCTGCACGGGCGGGTGGAGGAGGCGGAGCAACACACATTGCACGGACAAGTGGACTGCTGGCTGATATCCCAGACGACGATATTATCATTATAGCGAGTGGGGGTGCAGGACAAGCTCACTCAACGGATGCAAGAGTAAGTGATACAGATATATCAAAAATATATACTCTTGCGTCAAATAACATCGCTACGAATGATATTCAGGGGCAAGGTAGTGACGGAACAGCAGCCGGTGCTTATACGAATCCCTCTAAGGGCGGAGGAGGCGGCGGCTATCGCGGTGGACTCGCAGGATATTGTGGCAGATGTTTTATTGACAGGACACCAGAGATTACTATTAAAGGTGTTACATATTCGCCAGTAACAGGAACTGCAACTGAAAATAACGGGTCGGCAATTATCACCTATGTGACAAAGATATCATCTTTCGGTTTTGTTGGAGCCAAAGAAATCGTAGGAATGGCACTCGGAGATACTGATGCCGGCGGTTGGGAAGTAGGGTAACAGGTGGTTTTGCAAAGCAAGGACAGTTGCAACCGTAAGAAAGGAGGAATCCTATGTACCTTGATTTTAATGTGCGTAGCCAGATGATAAAAAGGACAGACACAAACAGGGTTGTGGCAGACAGCCGCAATTATCTTTATGCAGCTTTTACATTTTCACCCGAATGGCAGGGTATAAAAACCGCAATATTTAAAAACGGGGAAGTGGTAAAACACGCCATCCTTGATAACGATGAGTGCCTTGTGCCGTGGGAAGTGATTAAGCCAGGGAAGCTCATAGTGTCTGTATTTTGCGGTGACCTGATTACGGCGGATACGGTAAAGATATACATAACCGAGTCCGGATATGAGGATGGCGGAGCGCCGGAAGAGCCTACACCGGATGTCTATACGCAGATTATCAGCATGATAAATGAGATAGAATCCGGTAATATATCTGATGATAAGATAGCCGAGGCAGTGCAGGCATATCTTGCGGATCATCCTGTTGATGGCCTTACAGAGCAGGATGTACAGCAAATACTCACCGAGTATGTGACGGAGCATAAAGAGGAGTTAAGGGGTGCCCCCGGCGCTCCAGGTCAGGATGGTGCGCCTGGCCAAGATGGATTAGACGGATACACACCAGTTCGTGGCGCCGATTACTGGACTGCCGAGGATATAGCCGAGATACAGTCCTACATTGACAACCAGATAGGGGGTGCGCTAAATGAGTCTTACTGATTTTTTACAGCAGATTGCAAACAGCATCCGGAGTAAGGACGGGACTACAGCTCCTATACCGGCAGCTGACTTCCCGCAGCGCATACTTGCAATTCCGCCGGGCTGCAGCAGCGCCGTTGGCAGTGATTTGCCAAGTAATATTAAGACGGGGACATTTACTGTGGCGGAAGATACAGCAGACACTGTTACTATAGCACATGGTTTAGGAGCTGTTACACCTATTATTGTCTTAATATATCCTGATAATCCAGAGTATGTTGTTGGAAAAATCCAATATGCAATACTAGGCGGTATAGATATAAGCGGGGAAAAGATTGTTACTTCAAACGGTTGCAGTTTATCTAGTAAGTATGGGGTATCATCAATTACTGTTGATGATACTCATATTATTATTACGTCTAGCAATACCACTTATAAGTTTATAGCAGGTCTTAATTATCGTTGGTATATATGGGAGGAAAGCTCGTGATATTTTATAAAAAGCTCAACAATGATGGTACAGTCAACATGATAGGTACGCAGGACGCGTTGCCGAGTGATGCTGTGGAGATTACAGAGACGGAATACAACGATCTGTATCAGTACATACGGGACAATGCGGTGCATATCGTGGATTCATTTGAATCCGAATAATAATAACCATAAAGAGGAGATTAATGATAGCATGGTAAAACCAGTAGATTACAAACAGGGAGACTACAGATGGGGCGGATTGCCTTACGCAGTTGACGGAGAGAAAAGTACAATCAAATCGGCAGGATGTGGGCCTACATCTCTTGCAGATGTGTTGGCGGCCATTGTGAGTCCATATATCGATCCCATTACTCTTGCATCTTGGGCGAGGCAGCACGGGTATAAGGTCAAGGCATCTGGGACAGCATATAGTTTTTTTGTTCCGTGTGCGGCGTGGTATGGTGTAAATGTGCGGAGGCTTACAGCTTCAAACTCCTATGGTAATGCAAAAGCCCCTGTACATGAGATAGTACGACAGGAACTGATAAACGGTAACTGGGTGATTGCGTGTATGGGACCTGGAGTGTGGACAAAAGGCGGTCATTATATCGTGGCTTATGGGTACAAAGAAGGCAATGTGTATATAAATGATCCAGCAAGCACTGCGGACAAGCGCGCTTGCAACAGCTTTACCACTTTTTCTAGCCAGGTTAAGCAGTATTGGGTAGTGGATGTGCCGGATGCTGTCAAGAATTGCGGTATTTGTAAGGATGGAGAGTATTACAAGGAGGATTTTGTTCGGGAGGTGCAGCTATGTACAGGGTCGAAACTGGACGGCGACCCGGGTCCTCTTACTTTAAGCAAAACAGTTACTGTCTCTAGTACCAAAAATCGTAAGCATTATGTAGTAATGCCACTACAAAAGCTACTGAAAAAGAAGGGGATGTATACAGGAGAATTGGACAAATCTGCGGGTCCTCTGTTTACATCAGCTGTCAATAAGTATCAGACAGACGTACTTAGATATATTAAGTTGGATGGAGAGATAACAGCCAAAGGTAAGATGTGGAGGTCATTACTTGGTTTAGTGTAA